GATGCTACCGCGGGTAATGCGGTCGATCAGAGCAACTCGGCGCGCACCGTAACCGTTGTAGGAACGCCGACGTGGACGAACGCTACTCCTCCTTCTGGACTGGCCACGACGATAGACATGGATGCAGGCGCGGAGGGCCTAACCGTTCCTGACTCCGCAGACTGGAACTTCGCGGGCGACTTCTGCATTGAGGCATACTTCTATACCGGCGCCGCAGGAACCGGTCGGAGCGTGATGGGTCTTGGCGCAGCGAACGGAGCGGACGACGCGCTGTCCTTCACCATCAACCCGAACGGATTCGCTACCGATATTACTGCGTTTATCGGTACGACGGTGAACGGCAATGAACTGTTTGCAGGAGGCGTAAGCGGTACTACGCTCGCCGCAAATACCTGGTTTTACGTAGCGATCTATCGAGAAGGCGCGAATCTTAGACTTGCGTACGGCGCGCTGGGCGGCAATACCGAAACTCCTATAATGCTCAATGCTGCTGGTTCTGGGACAATCGCTAATGCGGCCTCCGGAGCCTTCTTGGGCGGTAACGGAGCGACGACCGGCATGGATTCGCTCGCGGGGCCCTTGCGTATTACCGGCGGGCAGGCGCGCTACGGAGCCAGCGCTTTTGCTATCCCTGCCTTGCCTCTCCCGACTGCAACGACATGAGGGAGCTGATTCAAACCGAAAGCAAGCTGCTCTCTTGGCAGGAGGTCGCGCGTCGCGTTCGGCAGCCAGGCGATAAGTTGCCCCCCGGGATGACCGAAGAGCAGCACCTACTGAACATCTACATGACGCTGATGGATTGGTGGGCGACTCACTACTGGCGCTGGTATTTGCCAATCAATGATCAGGACTCGCTAAAACCCGAGCAGCGGGAGATCGGGAAGCTGGTGTGGGCCTTCAAGCGTCCTATCCCGCACCTCGTGTGGAGCGCCTACGCGTCGAAGCCAGAACCAGCAAAGCTCTGTGAGTCGGCCATCTTTAAGGACGGCTTTTATCGGGCGGCAGCATGAGCATTTCCATCACCCGTACGATTTTGAGCCAGAACGGAAGCCAGATCGGGGTTTCACCTCACGGCTTTCGTATGCGTTGCTCACTATCAGAGTCCACGATCTACGGGACCAGTCTCAACCTGAATTTCAGGAACATGCTTTGCCGTACGATCTGGAACGACCCTAACGCCTCTGGTACCGGCACTTGTCAGCATGCAGCCGACCCTACTCGCACGAAAGACGTTACATGGGGGCTAATTGCTTCCCACGTCTACCGGGAAACCGAAGGCTCCGGCTCCCATTCTCGTACACCGGCAACCTATCTATCAGACGGTGCGAGCGTTGCTTCTGATAGCAGCATTACTCTTACGGTACAGGATCCTGCAACTGTTTTCTCCGGTACGAATACAATCGCGACCTCTGCTACTAGTACGGCTCCGACTCCCGGGGTTAATGGTTGTCCGACGGGTGCAGATTGCCGAGCCAATATAGATACCGTTTCGGAGCTTATGGCTTTGACCGGCGCCGGTCTTCGCGTGCTAGCGACTAAAGGCCAAACGCTTACTGGCCCGGGTAGCGGTTTTAGGAACATAGGGGGGCCTTGTCAGGTTGGATCTTTTGGCTCGGGGGCAAACACCCTCATCCAAGCAACTGCGAATGGCATTGTTTTCCTGAGAAGCGGCAATAGCGGCGGGCCTCGTAATGATCTGACCTTCTACGACCTGGATTTCGATGGTAACGGGCATACCGACATCGACATATTCAACTACCTTGGTGATGATGGAGGAAACTTTCACGAGAACCGGAGGCATGATGGGGTTCTCTTCCTCAATATCACCGGTACTGGCCTCGCTCGCGGCATCTGGACAATGCAGCAGAGCTATATGTTCTACCATGACTGCGACCTTACCACGAAGACGGGCAACGATACCGCCAACGTGCTCTACGGCGAGTGGGTGCACTCGACGATGTTCAACTGTCGCATCACCCAGACTGAGATACTGAACCTCGGTAATGGTGCTATTCGCAATGGCCACCCGATGGGTCTGGTTCTTTCCAACAGCACCATTATCGGCGCACAGAGCGGGCGCCAGCACGTGAAGCTCCACAACGCGCTGACAGCTTCCCCAATCGCGCGGGAAATGGTTTTGTCTTGTTGCAAGTACATGCAATACGGAACTACCTTCTCCCTTGCGCTGAATGAAGGAGGGCCGGGGCCGGGACAGGGCGACATCTGGTGGATTGACATCGGACCAGACAATGGTACCGACCACCAGGAACTTGAGACGTGGGTTTTCGAGGATAATTGGTGCGTCGCGTCGCCGAATTGTTTCCAGATGCTTTATACCTACACGGGTTATTACACGGTACGTAATAACTTCTTTGACTTCAACCAGGGATCAGAGTTTGAGAATCGTCCGGTGACGGTTAAGTTCCAAGGACCTGGGAGCCAGCCAGCGGTGACGGACGTAGAGGTATACCTCAACACCGGCTACACGATGAAGACCAATACCAGTAGCGATCCCAACCAAGGCTTCCAGTTCGTGGCGGTCGATAATGGGGTGGGCACCACGAACGTGCGCGTGAGGGGTAACCTCGCTTGGGCCGGCAATTACACGGTTAGAGGTATGCTGTATGATCCCGGAAACGTCGTAGGAGCGAACCAGTCGGATAATACCTTTGTCGCCACTCCTAGCAATACTTGGGTAGGCACCAATGGTAGTGGAGGGGGCTTCCCCAATTCGAGTCCGGTTCCGGGTCACTTCTTGTTGCGTTCAAGCGCGCCGGAGCGCGGAGATGCAACGGTTGATGTTCCCGTATTTAAGGACTTCTTCAACAAGTTCCGCCCGCAAGGCACTCCGGGCGAAAACATGGATACGGGCGCGTTTGAGTTCGATGAAGGCACCTCGATGCCTTGGGATGTACAAGCTTTGGCTCAGGAAGGGTTCCGCTTCCGAAACGACGACGGCTCCGAAAGCAGCGCGACTTGGAAGGCAGCACAAGACACCAACATCTTGCTCGCGCTTGACCAACCGCTTCGCCTTCGCGCCACTATCAATACTGGGGGAGACCAGGGCACCAAGCGCTACCGACTCGAGTACAAGAAGCCCGCCGACTCTACCTGGCTAGTGGTGAAGAGCGGAGAGGGAGCAGTAAGAATGAATGCCTCTGCTAACATCACAGCAGGGGGCGAAGTGACGACTGCTCAACTTACGGCGCCAGCAGGTAAGACGACGGCTAACTTCTCCGATGGTAGGATGTGGGATGATGAGAATGGAGCTGACTACATTACCATAGTCGCGGATGAATATACGGAGTTGGAGTGGTCGATTATCTTGACCTCCCCAGCAGTCCAAAACGAGCGGTACCAGTTCAGGGTAACGAAGAGCACTTAACATGATGCTTCAGTTCGCCGCGAATCTTGCCTCCTCTCCGGATGAGATACTAGAGAGGATGAGACAGAATATTGCCCGCAAAGGCATAACTCGTTTTTCGCCGTCCAACCTTACGCTCCCACGCAAATTTGCGCTTGCCTGTTACGGCCCCTCCTTACTGGATACCTGGGAGAGGATGAGAGGCCAGTCGGTGGTCAGCGTAAGCGGGGCGCATGACTTCCTAGTTGAGCGCGGAATTATCCCTATCTACCACGTGGAATGCGATTCTCGCCCACATAAGGCTGCTTTCCTACAAAAACCGCAGGAGATGACTACCTACCTTATTGCTTCCTGCTGCCACTCGAGCATCTTCGAACAACTCCAAGGATTTAAGATACGCATGTGGCATCGAGATGAGGGTAACATCTCGGCTAGAATCCGTGAGTTACTACTACAGTTAGACCCTGGTTCACAGCTAGTTCAGGGAGGAACAACTGTCGGCGGACGGGCTCTGAATCTGCTACTTAGGCTCGGTGCCAGAAAGATCGATATCCACGGCATGGATTGTTCATACCGTGGAGAGCAGGTATGGGCCGGGTCACATAGCGGAGAAATCCATAAGTCTCGGTTTAAGAACAAAGTGGCGGGCAAGATATTCGAGACCTCGACTACCATGTACAATGCGATGGTAGACTTCTTCGACCTGCTAGAGTATACAGGACATCGGCGATGTGAGTACATAGTACATGGCGATGGCATGTTAGCTTGGACTCTAGCTGGCATGGGTCGTAAGGAAGTCAACTCCCAAAAGGACCTCTTAAACCCTGTTGATCGGACAGTGGTGAAAGAAGATACCTCACAGTCAATGGTGTACGAGTTCTGAAATGACTACACAGCTAAAGCTCCTATCGGCACAAACCAATAACATCGGGAGCACGTACTATGACATGACCACCGCCACGGCCGCTGCGGCTGGGACGGCTCAGCGTACTACGACTACTACCATTGGCGGTACTAGCATCCAGCTAACTGCTACCGCTGGTGGGGCCCTGATGAACTGGGTATCAGGGGCTGCAGATACCGCCTTTACCTTAACTACTACGGATATTAGCGTTGGTGGAAGGGAGTCGGCGACTGGTGTTAATGCTGGCTTAAGCTATCGCGTCTATAGCCGTAATCCCGCTGGAACAGAGACGGAAATAGCTGGCGGTCCTTTCGCACAAGGAACAGAGCTTAGCACTACTACAGCTACTCGTGCTTGGTCCGGAAACGTAACCGACACAGCCATCGCCCAAGGCGATCGTCTTGTACTAAAGCTCTTCGCGGTCAACGTTGGTACGATGAGCAGTGGCTCCGCGTTCCTATACCATAATGGAGCGACGGGTATCACGATGTCGTGGTTCAATATCGCGGAAACTATTACCTTCCTCAATCCGGCTACTATTCCTCGCTTCCCCGATATAGATGCCCTTGTAATATCGGGACAAACTCCGACCCTATCTCTAACATTAGACCGGTCGTTCTCGCCCGGAGTAGGCGCGATCAGTATTACATGTCCTACTCCGGAAGCCCAGGAGTCGAATTACGATGTCACCCCATTACTCACGGTCGCAGAAGCTGCGGTCGTTGCAGTGCCGGGAGTAAGAACGGTTTCATTTACAGGACTAGCTCCGACAATTGCAGTCGGCATTGCTGCCTTCCCTGCTGCTGCCTCTCTAGTACTCACGGGCCTTACCCCAATCGTCAATATCTCCTACAACATAACGATTGGGGTAAGATCCGTAGCTATCACTGGCCAAGCACCTATAGCATCAAGTGGTCTAGCTCTCTTGCCTGGAGTAGGCAGCTTAACAATTACAAGACTAACTCCGGTACTAAACGTCAGCTACCTATTTACTCCAGGTATTGGCTCACTGTCCTTTACAGGACTAGCTCCTACGCTAGGAGTAGGTGTCGCAGCCCAGCCAGCTGCCGGCTCCTTATCCATCGTAGGCATAGCGCCAGAAGCTCAGGAAACGAACTACGATGTCATTCCTGAGCTTACTCTTCAAGGCCTAGCGGCTGCTCCTGCTGCTGGCTCTCTAGTCTTCACTGGACAAGCTCCTACCGTCTTCTTAGCTGTTGCGGCTGCTCCCGGCGTAGGCCTTCTGCAGATCAGCGGTCTCGTTCCTCTAACGAACGTATCCTATACTATTTCGGTAGGAGTAAGAAGCCTATCGATTTCAGGACAGACCCCGGCTATCACAGGAGATAAAGTACTCACGCCAAGTAGCGGAACTTTAGTCCTATCTGGACTTACTCCTCTTACGAATGTGTCCTATGCCATTTCAGTTGGGGTAAGAGGCGTAACCTTCTCAGGGTTAACTCCGTCAGTTGGCGGAGATAAAGTACTAACACCCAGTGTAGGATCCCTACAGATTAGCGGGTTAGCGCCGACGCCCGCAGTTAGCTATAACATAGGTGTCGGAGTAAGGACACTTAGCTTCTCTGGGCTGGCTCCGACGATATTGACGGGAGTCATTGTACAGCCAGGTGTTAGAACACTTGCCTTTACAGGGCGACTCGAAGAGCTGGTTGAAACGAACTACGACGTCCTGCCTACGCTTACCGTAGCAGCTAATGTCACAGCTCAACCAAGTGTCCGTACACTCTCGTTTACTGGCCAAACTCCTATCAGGGACGTAACCGGCCCGCAAACGATTGCAGTAGGAGTCCGTACAGTCACTATCTCTGGTTTAGCCCCCGTCAGGGATGCAACGGACTTCCTTGCTCTAGATGCGTATGATGTAACGCCGGAGGTTGGGATACCTGTTGTTGCGCTACCCGGTGTCCGAACCTTAGCTATTACTGGGCAGCTACCTACGATTCTAGCGGGATCTGTTATACCTGTCGGAGTTAGAACCCTCCAGTTTACGGGGCAGCTCCCGATTCTTGTAACGCCTCTTCAAATTGGCGTTGGGGTCCGAACAGTTACGTTCTCTGGATTGGCTCCTGTAGCATCAGTCAATTCCATTATCAGCGTTGGCATACGGTCGCTGTCCTTCACTGGCCTAGCTCCGGTAGCTTCTATAGGGGTGGCTATACAGCCGAACAGCGGCGTCCTGAGTATACAGGGTCTTACTCCAGTACGACTAGCTACGGATCACCACGTAGTAAATCCTGGAGTTGGATCGACAGCCTTCTCTGGCCTAGTACCGATACCGCAGTCTAGCGACCAAAAGGTCGTGCAGCCCGGTGTCAGAGCGCTTACCTTTACTGGAGAAACTCCGGCAGCTATAAGTGGGGATTCCAAAGTAGCGCAGCCCAATGTAAGAGCAGTCGTATTTACGGGTCTTGCTCCGTCTATCACTGCTCATATTGCTGCTACTCCCGGTGTAGGCAACCTCGCAATTACGCCTCTCGCCCCGACTGCGATCGCGACGGATCATAAGGTAGCTACGCCTTCTATCGCAACCGCGCAATTTACGGGGTTGGCTCCAGCGTGTGTGGCTACGGATCATCATACTGTACAGCCTTCCTTTGACGCCCTGCAGATCACGTCTCTCGCTCCGACGCTAGTGTACGGAGGTAGTCCGGTACAGCACGTAGGAGTTGGCAGTATATCCATAAGTACTTACTCGCCCAACACTGACGCCTCTGACGAGGCTAGAATGTGGCCTGATAATGGTACACTTACCATTACAGGGCAACTCCCGACTATCGACGTCACGCATAACGTAGTCGCGTTGCCAGGCGCAGGAGCCCTCCAAATGAGTGGGCTAATACCTGGAATGATACTGTTCTTACAAGTGTATCCTGATGGACGAAACCTCTTCTTCACCGGCCATCCTCCTAAGATGGTTGAGGCCTACGCATTCCTAGCACCTACTATACATATCCATGTAGGCGTTCCAAGGACACGTGAAGTAGTAGGTAAGAGGCGTCGAGTATACGTCGGTACTAAAGACGAACGGTAATTAACATAGGAGTCAATATGCCCTTTGTGCCCCCGAAAGACCCGATCGAGAAGGAATACTTCTCCTTCGAATTCGCAGCCCTCCTAGGGGTTGGCGAAACCATCATGTCAGGCAGCGCTGTCTGGTCTATCGTGGTGTTGAAGGGCGCTGATCCTGCCTCCGAGAGCATGCTCTCGGGTACCCCTGTTTACCAAGGCAGTAAGATCTTGCATCTCATTGCCGACGGAGTTAACGGAGTCTTGTACTGCATATCCTGCAAAATTACGACCAGTGCAGACCAAGAGCTGAGGCTAAGCGATACAGTATGGGTGCGGAATCAATGCGCGTAAGCCACTGGCACCGACCTCATGAGAGGGGAGGCCGTAGGTGGCCAAGATTGACCATTATATTCCATAGTGGTACATCTTGATGTGCCCTTGGTAGCTAGCGTATAATAGTCGAAATGGGACGATAAATGCCTGCTTCTCAGACCACCGAAAGAAAGTACCGCACTGTCGGCCTAAGGGTCCAGAAGGGAAGCCTACGCGACGCTGAGCTCGCCGGCGCAACCTATCGCGTAATACCTGTGGTCGCCTTGGTGGAGGGTGTCCTCCACCCATCCAATGCTCCTGCCCCCGAATTAGCCCTGGCGGAGGAGTTCGGAAGGTTTATCGAAGGATGGAATGGTCGTCCGGTCCTCGAAGGACACCCCAAGAACGAACAAGGAGCGCCGGTTAGTGCCAATTCCACTGATCTGTGGGATTCGAAGGTCGTAGGACAGTTATTCAACTCCGTCTTGGATGGCAAGAAACTCAAGTCCGAGATATGGCTACACAAAGATCGATCCGGCAAAAAGCTTCTGGATAGATTCGAGTCGGATACCCCGGTAGAAGTCAGTACGGGCTTGTTCGCTGATACGGAGGACGTTAAAGGGACGTATCAGGGCGAAGCTTACAGAGGGGTTTGGCGCAATATCGTCCCCGACCACTTGGCGATCTTGGATGAAGGCACAAAGGGTGCCTGTTCTATAGAAGACGGTTGTGGCGCTCCCCGTATGAACAAGGATGGGACTCCGATCATGTCCGAGCTCAAGACGAACTGTGACCAAAAGACGACATTTCAAAAGGTGATGGCCGGAATCGCCTCGGCGCTCAAGTTCAATAAGGACATATCCGACGTCTCCAGAAGGGACGCGCTACAAGCGGCTCTACAAGCAACAGCTGTAGACGGCGTCTGGTGTTACGTACTCGCAGTATTCGATGATGTCTTCGTCTACGTGGAGTTCAGCGACAGCCAGTCCAAGACCCTCCGGCGAGGCTACAAGATACGGGATTCCGGGACAGTCGTTTTGTCGGCGGAAACAGAAGAAGTCAGGAGTGAGACGGATTTCATTCCTGTGGATGTGAAGGTTCAACAGGATCAACAAGGTCAATCGAAAGGAGACCCAGTCATGACCGACGCAGAGAAGGTAGTAAAGGATGCAGCCGACGCCAAAGCGGCTGCGGATCTCAAGGCAGCTGCCGATGCCAAAGTAGCCGCGGCAGTCAAAGAAGCCAAAGAGAAGGCAGAAGCGGTTGCGGCGGCTGAAGCCAAGACCAAAGCGGAAGCAGAAGCCAAGGCGAAGCAGAACGCTTCGATCGCCAATTACATCGAGGCGGCGCCCGAGGGCTTCCGCAAGGAGCTCCAAACGGCCGTGGCGTATATGGCCGCTCGAAAGGCGGGGCTGGTCAAGGCACTATCCGGCAAGTCGGAGCTGTCCGAAGCCGACCTGAATGGCCTGGAGCCGACGGTTCTCGAGAAGATGTGCAAGGCGCTGCAAGCGCCTGGTGCCGACGACATCACGTTCCTCGGCCACAATCCGGCAGCCAGGACAAGCGAGGAAAGGTTCACTCCTCCCACCCCCGTTTTCCCTCGCAAGGCTGCGTAAGGCATACAAAGCCACACGAAGCCCAGCGATTTAGCGCAACCACTCAAAGGAGAAGTACATGGCCACTCGGAACACGATCCTCCTAAAAGGGGATGGAGTCCAGAAGGAAGGAAACGCCGGGGGTGCGATCACTCCGGGTCACCTGATCAACCGTAACACAACCGTCGATGCAGTCGTCGTCCATGCGACGGCGGAAGGTAACGCCTATCCGCTGTTTGCGTTGGAAAACGACGTCTTCGGCAAGGACGTAGCGGACGCTTACGCCGCGAACGATCGCGTCCTGATGGTGCTTGCGGCGCCGGGCGCCGAGATCCACGCTCTCATTCCTGCCGCCGCTATCGCCATCGTCGTAGGCGACGAGCTCGTCAGTAACGGAGACGGCACACTCAAGAAGGTAACGGCCGGTGCCGTTACCGTCGGCAATTTGCGGCGCGTCGTTGCCCGCGCGTTGGAGGCTATCGACAACTCGGCTGGCGGTACGCCTGTCCGGCTCAAGGTCGAGGTCGTGTAAGGCACACGCCTCCCAACCGAAACCAGAACCCAGGAAAAGGAGAAAGACAATGCCCAGGACCACCGAACAAGTGCTGGACGCCCTAAACGGAGGTACTGCAATCGGGTCAGTTGCATCCCGATTGCTCGCCACCGGGCTGAACGTCCAGTCGCTTCGCACCAACGACACGCTCCGTAAGGAGGAATGGCTGCTGTACGACAAGGCAGTCGTGGATGTGGCTCGCTCAAGGCTAGTCGGTGTCGCCGACCTGCTAACACGCGGACTACGATTCGACTTGACGAACGCCTTCGGCACTACGTTCGTTCAGTGGGAAAAGATGTCCGATATGTCCGGCGCGAACGTCGACATGTCAGGTCTGACGGAAGGTGAACGCGACCGTCTGGACTTCACATTGATCGGTATTCCGGTGCCGATTACCCACAAGGACTTCCAGATCAATATCCGTGCGCTGGAAGCCTCACGCAAGGGCGGTATGCCGCTCGACACCACGCAGTCGGGCGTCGCTACCCGACGGGTCACCGACGCTCTCGAAAGCATGCTGTTCAACGGCGTGTCTGTCGTGGGAGGCGGTGGGGTTATCCAGGGCTACAGGAACTTCGCCGCGCGCAATACCGGCGCGACGGCAGTCGACTGGAATACTGCGACCGGCGCCAACGTCATATCCGACGTGCTCGCGATGATCGGGGCCCTGAAGAACGACAACATGTACGGGCCGTACATGGTCTACTGCTCCGTCGCCGGGTACATCAACCTGCTGAACAACTTCGGCGCCGCAACCGACATCTCGATCCTGACGAGGCTCAAGCAAATCCCCGATATCATCGACATCAAGCCCAGCGAGCATCTCCCGAATGCTGAAGTCTTGATGATCCAGATGACGCCGGATGTTGTCGATATGGTGGTTGGCTTCGAACCGATGCCGATCATGTGGGATTCCCACGGCGGTATGATGGTCAACGTGAAGGTGCTGGCCATCATGGTTCCCCGCCTCAAAAACGACTACGACGGGCGGTGCGGCATCGCCCACTACGTCTAATTGGCGTAGCATAAGCGTCTGAACTTAATAGGGCACGCGCTCCGTGCCCTATTTTTGGGAATTACATACTTAACTCCCTCAGCCGAGGGATAACTCAAGGAGAATCAAATGAGCTGGTCCGTAACCGCAGTAGGCAAAGCCCCCGCCGTCAAGGCGTCACTCGTGAAGCAATTCGAGAGCGCGAAGCAAGGCACGCAGCATATTCCAGCAGAGAAGGAAAGCGTGATCGGCGTCGAAATGGCGGTAGGCGCGCTGCTCGAAGCGATGGACCCGCATATTGTCGTCAAGGTAGCCGCCAATGGATCGTGCGGCGCAAGGGACGGCGTGCTCGACAGCGCTTCGACCAGTGTTCAGTTCGAGACGTTGTACGGCTTCGTCGAATAAGGAGTCAAGTATATAAATCCCCTATTTTTCACCCTCATTAAGGAGGATGTATGTCCAAGCGAGCGTATCAAGTAACGGAAGGCAAGCATGACATGGGCGAAGCAGCTGGCGACGACAGGTACGTTCGGAAAGGTGCTATCGTCGACCTGGAGCCGGCGGAGGCCCAACGCTTCCCCAATAAGTTCAAGCTGTACGAAGCTCCTGCTGCGGTCGAAGCTAAGCCCGACGCGGTCGAAGCTAAGCCCGACGCGGTCGAAGCTAAGCCCGACGAATAACGGGGCCTAGGTGGCGAGGGTCTTTAACGAGCAGGTTCTAAAGGTTACAGGCGATCCTAGTAGTGTAGACGCCGAACCTGCGATTGCTGTAGCCAACCTTCTCGTAGACGAGCTGTTGGGCGGTCAAAGTTTGACCGAGGCTCGCCTGACGCAGATCGAGCTTTACCTCTCTGCCCACTTCGTATCCATCTCACAAAGAGATGGACCTTTGGCGGCGCAAGTTCTTGGAGAAGCTACGGAGCGGTATTTCAATATCTACGGAGCAGGCTTTAGCTCTACTCGCTTCGGTCAGCAAGCGATGATACTGGATACATCAGGTATCTTAGCCGAGGAGTCTTCAAGGGCACAGAATCCCGGTAAGAAGGACGCGGAATTCCAGGTGATATGATGGATCATGTAGCCACTCGCGGCCTCACACAGTCAGCGACCCGATGGGTTGCGACACCAGACGGCTTTGGCGGCGCCACTTTCACGCTGCCGGAGAAGATTGGCTGCCGCTGGGAGGAGCGTACGGAACAGTTCTTCAGCATGCTGGATAAGAAAGAGACAGTAAGCCGAGCGGTAGTATTCGTTGACAGGGATGTAAAGGTCGGCGACTGGCTGTACCCTGTATCTTCTGACGCTACGGATCCTACGATCCTAGATGGCGCTTACAAGGTCCAGCGGTTCGATCGTGTACCCGATCTACGCAACCTTCTGGCTATTCGTAAGGCGTATCTCTGATGGCTCAATTTCCTCCCACCAACATAGAAGGCGGGATCGAAACTGGCCGCCTCGGTGGCCATGTCAGAGGGGGGACTCCTGCAGCCCATCGTAAGGCCTTTACCCAGTCTGCTCGAGAAAGCATGCGCGATATCAACACGCGCTACACGAATATCGTGCGTCAGATGCAGGGCATCACTCCGCGCGTACTGAGGGAGGCTATGCTTCCCGCCTTCGAGAAAGCCGTAGTGTACTGTCCATTCCTGACGGGCGCCCTTCGCGCGTCAGGACGACTAGAAGTCGAGCGCTCCACCAAGAATCGGGCTCGAGCGACTATTACCTTCGGTAGCCCAACAGTGAGATATGCTCCGATTGTGCACGAACGTACGGACCTCCACCACGTCCCGCCGACCAGGGCAAAATTCTTGCAGTCGGCCATGGAGGAGGAGATGGGCAGCTTCTTGACCCGTCTTGCTATCTTCTACGCCACGGTGCTCAAATGAACGACCCAGCTGAAGCTATCAAGGATAAGCTGGTAACGGACAGCGTGGGCGCTTTCGGTCTCGGCTCCGGATGGCGTATCTTCCTTGGGAGGTTTCCGGATACTCCGGACACCATCATCCTCGTCAATGGGACAGGAGGGGCTAATCCCTATCCGCATCTTAGACTGAACTTCCCTTCGGTTCAGGTGATGTTAAGAGGAGAGCAGAACGGCTACCAGGAAGCTCGAGCCAAGGCGAAGGAAGTCTGCGATAAGCTCCTTGGTATGGATACTGAGGTACTGAACTTCGATACATACCGATCTTGCAATCAGATCGGTGATGTGATTTGGCTTGGACAGGACGAGAATAACAGGCCGATCTTCTCGGCTAACTTCCGTTTCATTGTCGAGCCTGCTACTGGTGATAACCGAATTCCGATTACATAACGTGAAAAGGAGCTAGCACATGGGTGCCAAGACTATTCAACTGTCCGCGGATGATATCACGTACTACACTCTTCCGGGGAGTCAAGGCGAACTAAGCAGGGAAGGGGCGCAGGTCGAGGATACCATCTTCGGCCAGACCTACAATTCCAACATGACGGGTATTCTCGGTTGGAATATCAATGCCAACGCCGTCTACAAGGGCTTTCCGGGTTACCTGGCGACCTTGAAGAAGCCTGGAACATCGACGGTGATGACGGCCGATGCGATGACGCTCGTGTCCGGCAAGACTTACCAGATCACGAATGCCGCCAAGCGGATCATCAACAGAGCCGTGGCCGTATCGGTGCTGGATAACGCCATCGTACATACAGCGGACGTCCTGAGCATCGACTACCTATTCGGCAAGGTGACCTTCAAGGCGGCCTACACTCCTACAACCCCGATCACGATCACTGGGCAGTACTTCCCGACGATCGATCTCGCGAAAGCAACGTCGTACACGCTGACGCAGACCGGCCGTCCGATCAGGACCACGAACTTCCCAGCGGCTGCGGCCAACTCGGGATACAACACGTTCATTCCGGGATTGCGCCAGGTTGCGATCGAACTGCCGGCCGTATTCGATGCGGCTGACAACTGGGATGCGACGCTCGCAGCCCGGGCTGAAATGATAATCGAGGTCAATCCGGACGGAGTTGGGAAGTCCTACGGCCGGGGCTTCTTCAGGCTGGTCACGGATCGACAAGCCGGGAACGTAGGCGAGCTCGAGGAGGAGACGTTGAGCTTCCAGCTAAGCGTCCCGATCGAGGCCTCACCCAACTTGGCTTTGGCGATTCAGGCTCCGTTCTCTTGGCACCATGAATCCACTTCTCTCATTCCGGAGGCTATCAAGAAGGCGTTGACAGCATTCCTGGATGAAACGCTGATCTACGCGAAGTACTTACCCGACGGTATCGCTGGGTGGAAAGGCTCCGGCGTAGTCAGCAACATCACGTTATCCGGCGGAATGGAAACGCCGAATGCGTTCGCAGTAGGCATCACCGGCAGCGGTGCCATGACGGACGTCTAAAAAGCTGCTGTTGTTATACCCCCGCTCTTAGGAGTGGATTACATTACGAAAGGAGTATCGTATGACTACCCGCGACGATGTTCGCGAAGCAGTACTAGGGGCGAAGCTTCGCTCCAAGAAGGTCGAGCTAGTAAGCGGCCTTACCATCGAAGTTCGTCAGCCTACAGTCGGGTACACGCTCGATTCGGTTGAGGTAGAGGATCGGCGTAGACAGATGCTCAAGATGGTTCTTGACCACTGTTACATGCCCGGTACCAACGATAGGGTTTTTGGTCCCGAGGATGCGGAGGTATTCGCTGGCCTTCCTACTACCGGCGACTACGCCCGAATCATGGATGCCATTACGGATCTCATGGACCTGAAAGGAGCTCTCACGGCTGCCCGAAAAAACTAATCCGGGGCAGCCTGGAGTATCTCGCTTACTACGTGGCTTATCATACGGGCCAGACAGTAGACCAGGTTAGACAGCTGCCCCTCGCAGACTTGGCGAAGTGGATTGTATTCCTCCAGCGGCTTAATAAGGAAGGTACTCTAAGTGGCCCAACAGCTCCTGCTCGGAAGAGATAAAGTAGGCTAGACGTGCCTCGACAGCCTGACATCGATCTTGGTACGATAGGCTTTGGCCTCGACGCCAATACTGAGCCTCTGGAGCGCTCACTTGCGGTCCTACAGAAGTTCGGCCAGAGAGTAGATGCTCTCGCTAAGAAGACCGACGAGAAGGCCGAGGCAATGTACAGGAAGTTCGCTCAAGTCGAGCGAACTCTCCTATCCCTATTCGACAAGACGTCCGCTGCTTCCCAACGACTAGGTCAGACCGGAACCGGAACCGGTAAGATCGATGAGTTGAATGCTGCCTACGAACGGCTGACGCGTACGCTCACGAAGGTTAAGAACATCAGCGTCATGGAGCCGCATGAAATGGCGCGGGCTCAAGTCGGTATGAATGCGATAATTAACCAGTCGCAGCGGCTAGCCAGAGAACAAGAGATGGGAGCACGTAGGGCTACAGATCAGCAGCAAGCTCTATTCCGTGCACAGCAACGAACAGCCGATATGGCGGCTGCCTTCCAAATCCGAGGGGCTCCGGCGGAGTTCACGACTAGAGCCACTGCCGCTTTAAATACCTTCGAATCTACCTTGAAGCGTGGGACCTTAAGCACCCAGAATCTTAGGGTGGCACAGAATGCCCTGAACGCTGAACTCAGTCTGCTGTCTCGCAATATGAGGGTTATGGAAGGCGCCTCGGTAATGGCAAACGCCTTCCACAACCTTAGCAGGGCCACCATCCTAGCTGTTGGCCCCCTAAGTGGTGTTGGTGCCCGCATGGCTGTGCTGGCTTCTCTATTCGAGTCCACGACGGCGCAAGCGGCGCTGTTTGTAGCCGGAGTCGTAGGCGTAGCTACGGTAGTAGGTCTGATTGGAGCTGCAGGCGTTCGAGCTACAATGGAAATGGAGAGGTTCAATGCCCTCCTGCTGTCCGCTTCAGGTTCCTCTGCGTTAGTTGGGGATGAGTTCAAGTATGTTCTAGGGCAGGCTGATAAGTTAGGCCAGAACGTTAAGGGTCTAGTAGCACCTTACGCTAGCTTCGCAACAGCCGCACGCCTATCGGGATTCGCTCTCGAAGAGCAGCGGGACATCTTCGAAAGCGTCATGATAACTGGTGCCGCTCTGCGTTGGGATGCCGATAAAACAGGTAGAGCCTTCCTCGCTCTAGAGCAAATGATCGGCAAGAGCGTTGTTCAGTCACAGGAAATGAAGCTCCAGTTGGGGCAAGTAATTCCTGATGCAGTTGGACTAGCGGCGATCGCAATGGGTAAGACGACTAGCGAACTAATGAGGATGATGGAGGCCGGTGAACTAATAACCAAGGACTTCTTACCCAAGTTCTCGACCATCCTCAGACAAACATTCTCTCCAGGTTCTGTAGCCGGCGCGGCTTCATTGCAGGCTGAGTTCCAGAGGCTGGGAACAGCCGTGTTTCTATTCAATAAAGCCTTCGATGAGACCACTAGGATTTCAACAGCAGTTAGGGCAGTCGTCGTGTCACTCGCGGATACTATGCGGTACTTCGCCGACAACATGAATCAGATCCTCGCCGTTGTGGCCGCCTTCGGGGGCGCTCTAGCAAGCTGGGTAGTCATAGGAACGGTCACTACCATCGTCATGTCTCTTCGAACGGCTCTAATAGGTCTGTGGGGGGCCCTACTTGGGGTAGGCGCAGCACTTTCTTTTACCGGCATCGGAGCCCTTCTACAGGCTCTCCTCCGTATAGGCTTGATGGTCGGTGGCGCTACTATCGCCTATAAGGCCTTCCGTACGGAAATCGATCTGGTTAGCACGGATACGCGGGCTTTTATCGATAATACTAACCAGTGGATCAAGACCACTGAGGAGTTGGGCTTTGCGCACGTTCGTACGGCTAAGATAGTGAAGGATGCCACGAACGAGCGACTCGAGAATATATCGCGGGAAATCCAAGGTCTACAACTCCAGTTAGAAGTGCAGAAGCTCATCGAGGAGTATAACCAGAGGACAAGAGTCCAGTCTCTAGGCGGCGAGCCTTTCATGCAGCGTAACTTGTTCGGTCGACGCGGGGCTGCAGCTGCTACGGCACCTACTGTGGCTGCGGAGGATCCCGAGACTAAAGCTCTGCAAGCTCGGATCGATGCCCTTCGGAAGCTGCAAGAGGAGCTAGCTACTACGCTGGAAGCCGTCAATCGAGTCAAGACTAAGGACTTTGGATTGCAAGGAGAGTTAGGTAACAAAGCCTTCGACAACTGGATAGAGAAGGTTCAGAAGGCGATCCGGGAAAACGAAAAGCTCGCCAACGTACTGAAGGCGACTGTGGTAGATCAAGATGCCGTACGCTTAGCTGTCGCCATGGATAAGGCAGGCGACTTAATGGCTGAGTTGCCAAAGAAGGCTGGCAACTTATCTAAGATCCGGGCTGAGCTTACTGCAGCAGGATTTGCCGGTGCTAATCTCAAAGACCAGCTCGTCGCGCTATTCTTACAGATGGGTCGTAGTCAGGATTCAACCCAGACGATAACGCAGAAGATGCAGGATTTCACGAAGGCCGCGCAACAAGAAGGGGAGATGTTCTACGAACTCACCGCTCGTCTCCGCGGCGTCCAACAGGAGTTACTCGGTGTCAACCCTGAGCGCCTCAGGGAGCAGGAACAGTTACAAGTTAAGCTAACCAAGCTTAGAGGGATACTTGAGGAGACTACGGTCAGCCAGGAAGGCGTTAATGCTGGCCTTGCTCGGTATAAGGAGCTGTGGGATCAGCTCAAGACCGAAGAGCGCGAGCTGGCAAGAGTCAAGACGTTGCACGGTGAGATCAAGAAGATGGTCACCACCATTGAAGACGATCTCGCCCGAGCACTTGTGACAGCTACGGAAACCGGAAAGCTCAGCTTCAGCGACTTGTTTGCTTCGGCTGGCCGTGACTTACTGGCCTATATGTTCAAGGTCCAGCTCCTACGCCCCCTATTCCAGGCTCTGTTCGGAGATATCTACAGCGGAGGTAGTACAGGTAGTCAGGGCTTGATCGGCGACGCCGTGATGAAGATGCTGCAGTTTTATAGCGGGGGTACTAGCGGTACTGGAGCGGGAGCTGGAGACATCCCTACAACTGCTAACATCGGCCATGGCGGCGGTATCATGGGTTCTGCCATGCAGACTCGCGCTGTAAGCTCCTCCCTGTTTAACTCGGCTCCTCGTTATCATGGGGGTCGATTGGGTGCGGGCGAGATGCCAGCCATCTTAAAGCGCGGCGAGGGGGTATTTACGGAGGCTCAGATGAAGAGTCTTGCGCCCGCTGGCGGAGCACCCTCTGTGACTGTGAATGTCATCAACCAATCGGGTGAACCTCTGAAAGCGGAGAACAGCGGGCAGCCTCGAATGGATGCGCAGGGCTGGGTAGTGGATGTACTGATATCCAAGATGTCACGGGACTCCAGACTACGCCAGAATATGCGATCCATGCTAGCGGCTCCGACTTAATATGGCTACTTTTCCTGCCTACGCCAGCTTACTATCAGAGGGGGTAACCTCCAGGCGTGCCTCTGCTTTAGAGCGCAGTGAGATGGAGAGCGGCCCGGTCAAGCAGCTTAAGTCTCGCTCCCGTGTTCTGCTGACACGTAGTACGGTGTACAAGCTAGCGACTCTGGCTGACTACAACAGCTTCATCACCTGGTTTCAGGATACGATCAATTATGGAGCCGACTGGTTCGATTGGACGGATCCTATAGACGGCATACTGAAGAGCGCCCGGATCGTTAGCGCACTCGATAGCGAGGAGCCCGCTGACGGTACCCCAGCCTTCTGGAAGATCCGGATGAGCATCGAAGTGTGGAGCGGCTGACATGCCTATTATTGCAGTCGGAGTAGGCTCTCTCAGGCTCACAGGTCTATCTCCTATTGGGGGAGGTAAGCAGTATACGCCGCACTTCAAAGAGCGGACAGGGTCAACTTCGGGAGAAGAGCCGGTCTACTTGCTGGAGATTACGCATCCTCAACTAGCACAGCCCGTCAGAGTTGTAAGGGACAATCAGGACATAGTGTCCAACGGAAGTCTGTTCCTTGCAGTTCCGTTCGATATCCAGCTTCCTACTGACATCGAGGGGGAACTCCCTCGTGCAGGCATCCAGATAGACAACGTCGGCCGAGAGCTAACCCAGTGGATCGACGCTAGCGGAGGGGGTAAGGGCGCACGTGTAAGACTAATGCAGATTATGCGTGATACCCCTAACGTCATAGAGGAGGACGTCACTCTAGACTTGCTGAAGGTTCGTCAGACCAAAACAACTATTTCGGGTGAGCTGGGATATGAAGACACCTTGAATCTGCCGGCCTTGGCTATCTCCTATCGACCCGACAACACACCGGCGATATTCTGATGCCTATAACAGTCCACTGGTCAGAAAGGTATTTGGGGTTGCCCTACAACGTCAAGACCTTTAACTGTGCCCATTTAGCGGTGAGGGTGCGCAAGGAGATATTCAATCAGGATATCAGCCTACCGGTTGACATGTCATCGAGTGCCCTCGCCAGAATGCGGCAGATACAAGAAGCTAAACTGGATTATGCTACCCCAACAGACAGTCCACAGGATGGCGACGCTGTCCTACTAGTCACTAGGGGCCGTTCGCAGCATATCGGTATCCTATGTCGGATTAACGAGGAGGACTGGATCTTACATAATGCTCAAGTAAAGGAGGGGCCCGAGGCTCCGGGATACCAAGGCGGCGTAGCCCGGCACAGGATTAGGGATCTATATAAGTGGGGATGGACAGTCGAGGGATACTACAAGTGGATATGAATCTGCCTACCGTATTTTGTCCTCACCCCTTGATCTCCAGTAGGGGTAGGGAGATGATTTACGACTCCGTCCTACCGGGAGAATCGCTAGGGGAGTACTTCGATCGCACCGGGATAAGACAGAAGATACGCAACAGGCCGGTGATAGCTACTATCAATGGCGTTCGTATCCCCCAAGCAATGTGGTATCGTTGCTGGCCGAAGCCTGGAACACTCATACGAATACAGGCAGTTGTTCACGGAGGCGGTAGCGGAAATAAAGCCGGTAGAGTCGTGCTTATGATTATCGTCCTAATCATAGCATACTATACTGGTGTCTACGTAGGTGGAGAGTATACCGCAGTAGCCGGCTACGTAGCGCAGGCGGGTGTGATAGTGGTAGGCAATATGGCGATAAACGCGCTCCTACCGATACCCAACCCGAACATGCTTAATGACGCAGCTAATCAGGATACGACTAGCCCCACGTACGATATTACGGGGGGATCCAATAGGACGCGGCCTTTCGAGCCCCTACCTGTTATTATGGGGACGCACCGATACTTCCCAGATCTGGGTGCTAAGCCCTATACGGAGTTCGTTGGGGAGGATCAGTACCTCAGTATGGTATTCGACTGCGGATACAACGATCTAGACCTGAACGACTTTAAGATAGGTTCTACACCTCTTGACTCTTATACCGGCGTCGAGTTAGAGGTATCCGGAACCGATGGCGTCTTGGCTCTTTTTCCTGGAAACGTCGATACAATTCCCGGATCGGCTCTCACGAGCGCGGCCAGCTGGATTCTTCGTACCTCCAGTATTAACGCTACATCCCTAGCTTTGGAGGTAGTGGGTACACTATTTACTGCCGGTCCTAACGGGATTGGACAAGGCCTAATAGACCTAGAAATTCAGTACCGCCTAGTAGGGTCGGGAACTTGGATAGATCTAAACTTCGCGTCTGATGAAGAAGTTGCGTTCCCTCCTGTAAACGGGGTCGCTAGACTCCCAGAGGCTCAGTTCGGAGCAGGAACTCGTCGTGCTATAACCCAGCAACCAACTAACGTCACAGGTGTAGTTATTCTGCACGCTTCGGGTAATTGTCCTGTAGGTAGTAACGGCAATCTGTCTTACTATCATGCTACTCAGGGAACCGGAGAAGATGCTGAGTCTAACGTCCCCGACTCCTTAACATGGACGCCTCCAGGATCTACAGCCGGCCCACCTGTAAGTCTTACCGGAGCCAATAGCTACACACTGGTGCTATACGGGCCTAATAATACTCAGTCTATTGTAGTGCAGGTAACTACCTCCAGCCTACCGATCGTATCTTCGTCGGATGCTAACATTACTGTGGGCAGTGTAATACCTGGATTAGTAACAGTCTTTAGCGCATCACGGGCGCCCCTACGTCGTACCTACCTTTGGAATGTAGCTAAGGGTCAGTACGAAGTCAGGACGAGGAAAACAACGGCAGACGTAGTCGATAGCAACACCTCCGTCGCTGATATCATTTGGTCCCAGCTGCGAACCTATCAGCCGGACGAAGCTGACTACAACGGCCGCCAACGACTAGCATTACGGATCAAGGCCTCAGGACAGTTACAGGGGGTCATAGATCAGTTCAATTTCATTGCCAGAGCTAAGACGCTAGTCTGGACGGGCATTGCCTGGGCCACTCAGCAGACGTCTAATCCTGCTTGGTGGGTTCTTCAAGCTGCCAGAGGCAAGACATTAGGCAACAGAAGGCTATGGGGAGGCGCTCTCCCTGATTCTCGTATCGGCATCGACAACATCAAGGACTTCGGATCCTGGTGTACTGCTCAAGAACTTACCTTCAACGGGGTATTTGACCAGCAGTTATCGGTTCTGGACATGCTAAACGCTATTGCGCTTATGGGCCGGGGGTCCGTAACTAACGGATCCGGCAAGCTAGAAGTAGTATGGGACGCCCCAGACGTACCGGCTACATGTGTATTCTCCATGAGCAATATCCAGAGGGATAGCTTCGAGATCGCTTACCTGACGGAGAATTTGGCCGATGAGTTGGTTGCCGCCTTCGTAAATCCTGATCTGGATTGGCAGCAAGACGTAGTTAGGGTTCTCGCGCCTGACGTCACTGATCCCATTAGATCCAAGACTATTTCGCTATTCGGCTGTACCGATAAGGATCTAGCCGGACGGATTACCAACTTATATGCCGCTGCCAATATCCATCGTATACGTCGTTATACCTGGAAGATGGATTGGGAGGGCATGCCGGTATCTCGCGGAGATGTGGGGTACTTTACACACGACCTAGCAAGCTCAGACTATTCGGGAAGACTGATAGAAGGCTGCACATCTAGTCAATTGAAGCTGGAGAGAAAGGTCCCCTTGGACTCCGCCGGAACATACATCACTATCGTTAGGCCTGATGGGTCCTTTAGTACGCATGCTGTACAGCCGGGGGCTCTTACTTCCAACACGCTGGATCTAGTAACCCCTCTAACATTCGACCCGGGAGCCGATCCCGATCACGTTCCTTACGACTACAAGTGGCTATATAGTCTTGCGGCACTACCTACCAAGAAGGTAAAGATCGAGTCTATCAAGCCGACGTCCTACAACTCCATTGAGCTAACAGCTCTGGATGAGACAGAGGCATACTACTTGTCGGAGAACGGCCCCTTCTTGTATACCCCTCCGAGCCAGGTATTTGGTGCCCCTCCTGTAATTAGTAACCTGACTCTGACTGAGGAAGGGGTACGACAGCACTTGACAGGCTACTTAGTCAAGGTCATAGTTACCTGGGATGTAACAGGCACCTACTCGTATTCGGATGTTCATGCGTCTATCGACGGAGGTCCGCATGATCAAATTACCGGACGTACCTTAACCAGAAGCTTCGAGTTCATAGTATCTGACGGGTCGTGGGTTGATGTTGAAGTTCATGCACACTCAGGATCGGGCCGACTAGATACCTTCTCCTCAGCCTCTGTAGCCCGCAAAATTGATTTTGCCGGGCTCCATCCTCCCTCAGAGGTTCGGGGGTTTGAAATCCGGGATCGAACTTTCTACTGGAAGGACACAGGACAAGAAGTCGACGTAGTAGGATATCGCATCAAATTCCATTACGGTAGTAACCTATCATGGGGAGATGCGCACGTCTTGCATTCTGGCCTGCTTACTAACTCTCCGACTGCATTCCCTTCTCTGCCGCAGGGAGTAGTATCCTTCATGATAGTGGCCGTGGATGCGGCCGGCCTAGAGAGTCCCACCCCCTCGTATCTCGTAGTGGGGTTAGGAGATCCTGACGTAGCCAATATCGTGGAGACAATAGACTTTGAAGCCTTGTCATGGCCAGGCACTTTGATAGGGGGGACGGAGGTAGGTAGTAATCTCGAAGCAGGCGGATCTACATCCTTTTACAATGAGGATGAGTCTGTATCCATGTACGGCTTAGAAAACGATCCTTTCTACAAGCAGGATCTATTTACTGCCATGTCTTATGAGACGGAGGAGTTCGCTATCGACGTACTGTTCGAAGGCAGCTTACTTACTCTGGACTACGTCATTGAGGGGCAAGGACTCCGTATTGACTATCGCGATATGGGACAGGGCACTTTTTACGGTTCGGACGACGATTCCTTCTATAGCATAAACGGAGGGGATCCTTTTTACGATGCTCCACCCAACTACAGCACTTGGTTGGGTTCGCTTCCTGCCTCTGCTGGGGCTTTTCAGTTCCGGATAAGTCTAGCGGAATCCTATATTCAAGGAGTCATAGACCAGTTCAAGATCCTTGTAGACGCTCCGGATATGGAGGAGATAGTCAACGACCTAGTTGTAACAGCACCTGGTACTAGGCCCCCCCTAGTCAAGGATTTTACCGTAATCAAGAACATACAGATCACCCTTGAAGATGATGGCGGAGCCGCCGTATCGGCGAGGTGGATCGACAAACAGATAACTCCCGGTCCGTTAGTCGAATGTATAGACGCGGATCAAGTATCGGTTAATGGTCTAGTTGACCTTTTAGTAAAAGGATACTGACATGAGCTACGCAGCGCCTCCAGCAAGAACAGAACTAAATAACACCTATCCGAATCCGACGAATACCGTATTCAAGGGCGGCATCGGAAAGCTCTGGGACTGGGCTACAGGTCTACTTGGTACGTCCGGCAACCCTGAGGATGTATTCGTTGCTTTGAAACTCCAGGATCCAACGGCTTTGTACAACATGAAGCCCACTTTCGCGGCAGCCAGCAGCGCGCTGACTATCACGATGAGGGATAAGGTAGGATCCGCCTTCTCAGCAGACAACCCCGGATTTATAGCACAGAGATCGTCGTCCATAACAGACGCCGGACATACTACACGCAAAGTCACAGCCGACTTCGCATTGGTGGTGAGCTCCGGTTCCACGCTCGGCCACACCAGCGCGCGGCTGTGCCCGATCTACATTTACCTCCTCGACAATGCGGGCGCGCAGGAACTCGCGGTGGCCGGCACTTTCCAGGGCGAGAGCGGGATCTACACCACCGCGGCCGAGGGCGGCGCCGGCGGGGCGGACAACGCGGACGTGATGTACTCCGCGACTGCCCGTAGTAACGTCGCAGGAAGGTTAGTCGCTATCGCTTGGAGTAACCAGACAACCGCTGGTACCTGGGCTTCAACCCCGACGGAGGTCAAGACTCGCCCATTCCATCTGGAGCGGGTAGGAGAGGAGGCCACCTATATGGGGGGCGTCATAGCTTATGGCTACTTCGGTGAGGACGGCGCGAACGTCAGCCGTACTACCTACGCCAAGCTGTTCGCCAAAGTAGGCACGATCTGGGGTGTAGGCGACGGCTCAACTACGTTCGGTTTGCCAGACTCCCGTCGACGCGTCGCAGTAGGCTCAGGCGGCTCTAGTACTGGCACACTCGGTAATGCAGTCGGCAATACGGGTGGAGCTGAAACACACACGCTCACTACAGGGGAAATACCTGCACACACTCACGATCAAAATTCCAGCAGCCTTGGTGCGGGAGGAGCGTCCGGTACTACCTCAGCTGGAAGTTCCGCTAACAACCAGACTGGCGGTTTGACGGACGCTGAGGGCGGAGGCGGAGCGCACAACAACATGCAGCCGTCGATGGTGGTGACTAAGATGATCCGCTGGCTCGGCGATATCTAAGGAGAAGCTTATGATCACAGTTCCAAGAACCCTATTTGCTGGTACGTTGGCCGAGCTACAAACTCGAGTCCAAGCGTTTAAGGACGCTAGGACAGCTCACGGCGGCACGGTCGGAGTACCAGCTCCTCGAGAGGCAGATTTCATCGAGCGTTTGGCCTCAACGGGGGAGGCCTACGACATCGAAGATCCGCTTGCGGTTATTCCGCCTACCCCAGTTGAGCAAGCGGAGATTGATAGGCGGAACTCATTTCGCTCAGCGATAGCTGGCGACTCCGTTTTAACCCAACTCAAGGCGATGAGCAATACCGAGTTCGAGGCCTGGTGGGACTCGAACGTTACTAGCGCTGCAGCTGTGATCGCAATCCTCAAGAGGCTAGTGCGTGTTGTAATCCTACGCATACTCTAGGAGGGCGAAAAATGATTAACGGTCAATTCGGGCAATGGCTTGACGAGTTTCTACAGCACTGGCACAGCATGCTGGCAGCAGGTGCTTTTGTTAAGAATGCATTACCCTTGCAGGAGTGGGTCAAGATCGCAGTGGTTGCTATCGTTACGGCAGTTGCTACCTCGCAGATTACGGTAGCTCGAATGGATGAGAGGCTCATCGCTTTCAAGAGCGAGCGCGAACTGCTGGTGAAAACCCGTGATGCTCAGGTAGTCGAGATCAGGAAGGACGTAGACCGTATCGAGATCATAGTTCAGGATATACGAGTTGAGATAGCGAGGATCAGAAAATGAGCGAGGAAAGAAAAGAGCGGACTAGGGAGG